GCCTGTTGCATAGCGGCTATCACACTGGCTCGATCAGCGCGCGCATCGACCGTGATCGTCTGATAAATCGACACCTGGTTCGATTCACGCGGCGCAATGGCTGCTTGGGCAAGCATCATCCCTGAGACTTGCGGCACAAAAAGCTCAGGGCCTTGTTCGCCAACGATGTAGGGTTGCGCCGCAGAGACAGGCCCACCCTGGGCGCGAAACATTCCGCCCAACCACCCTAAAAGGGTACCCCCAGCCGCCGGGTTTGAAAGCCAGGGCAACATCTGCTGGCGGACCTGAATACGGATCAGGTCAGCAATGATGCTGTCGGCAAGGGTCCGAAAGTCGAGTTTTCCGGTTCGTACAAGTTTCACCAGCGCATCTTCTATGCTGCGAAACGCGTTACTTAACAGTGATTCGGTCACTCTGGCCACATTCGTGACCTCATCGATCCAGGTTCGCAACGATTGCTGCACCCCGGTGGTTAAAGATCGAGCACGCTCAGCGTTCAAATCCTTAGTTCGTTCTGCAAGCTCAAACAAGGCTTGAGCCTCGCGCTTATAGCGCACCGCATCCTCATCGCTCATACCGCGTGTGGCTTCCTGAAGGCTAAAGGCCAGGCGACGCGATTCGATCAGCCGCTCAAAGCCCCGCTGATTCATGGTGAGCGCCTCGGCCTGAAGGCCTAAAAGCTCAATGTCATGCTCGCGTGCTGCGCGCATTTGCTCGATTTGTTGCGTCACCTGCGCCGCATCGCGGCTGACAAGTGCCTTTTCACGCGCCTGCGCAAGGCGCTCAAAGAGTGCGCTCCCTCTGGCAATGCCCGCATTTTCCAGACCCTGCAAGTCCGTTGCAAGTTGGCGCTGAGCGCTCGATTTGCCAAGCCACTGCGCCTCTTGTTCAAGTTGTTTGGTGCGGTTGGAAAACTCAAGACTTGTCATGGCATTTTTAAGTGCCACGCCATACCGATCCACCGCCTGCGCTGCTGCGATCAGTTGATCGCGTTGCGTGCGGGTGATATTTCCAAAGCGTGCCTGCTCCAAATCAAAGCTCACCTGCGCTTCGCGCGCAGACGTAATGCGGTCGTGAAAGTCCTCCACATGCTTGACCTGAAAGGCAAGCTTTGCAGCTTCGCGGTTTAAGGACTCAAGCTCCGTAACTGCAGCCGATTTGGGTTGATTGGCTGTGAGTGCGGCCACGACCCGATCAGTCTTTGCCCGATCCACCGGAGGATTCAGACGTTGTTGGGCACGCTCCTGCACCTGCTCGAGTTGCCTGATGGCTTGTTCGTAGACACCAATTTGCGCCTTGGTCAGTGCAATATCGTCAGCGTTAAAAAGGCGCGACAAGGCACTGGAAGAAAGTGCCTCAAGCATCTTACGGGCCCGCTCAAGCTTGTCTTGAAAGCGTGCGATCTCAGCTTCGGGTTTGCTGAAGTCTGCCTGTACCTCCACCTGCAAACCCTTAAATCCTGCCCAAAGGCTTGCAAGCAAGCCGCCTTCTTGCTTGGCACGCAACATCTCATCGGTGATTCGGACAAGGGCAGGCAGCAAATTGGCCGTGATCTCACGCCAAAAGGCATTGGCTGCACTGGAGAGCAACTTCATGTTGTCCTCATAGGCCTTGGCGCTGATGGCAAACTGTTCGGTAATGGTCGCGTTCGTTTCACTCAAACGCTCGTTGAGCTCGCGCAAAAAAGGCAACACCCGATCGCCACTTTTGCCGGCTAACTCGCTCATTAACTTGGTCACCACCTCAGGTTCGATGCCTTGCACGTTCCTGGCAAGCGCCACAAGCAACTGATCGGCCTTGATGATCTGACCGTTTGCATCAGTGACCCGAATCCCCAGGCTTTCAAAAAGCGATGCAAGTTTTTGATTACCCGTGGCCGCATCTGTTGCAGAAATTGTGAGCCGTTTGAGCGTTTCTGCAACCTCCTCCATGCTTGTACCCGAAAGCTTGGCAACCTTATCAAAGCGCGAGAGCGTTTCAACAGCCATACCGGTTCGAATCGACAAATCAGCAAAGCCTGCGCCTGCAGTGATCATGTCATGAATTTTGCCCGCCACCGCATCGAGGGTGAGTGCAAGGCCAGCAGCCCTGGCAAGGGTCTCAAAGCCCTCGCGTAGTTTTGCGACCGCTTCAGACATCTTAGCGGTGCTGCGCTCCACCACGCCCACAGCCGATTGCATGTCCTGGTTAAAGCGGGCCATGTTGGCCTCAAGCGATACGACCAGGTTGCCTAATGAACCAAGTGCAGCCACTGTTCAATCACCTAAACCGTTATTTATAGAGTTAGCAATTAAGGGTTAACATTCCTGAGAGCAATGATTGCTCTGAGCGAAAAGGCCTGGGGTCAGTTCATACGTCAGACTGAATCGATGAATGAGCAGGCTGAGTTTTTAAGTTGTTTCGGCAAGCTCGTCAGGCAAGGGCAGCGCGAAGCGATAAGCCTAGCCTCTCAATCGGTTAGACATCACAGGGCGTTTGAACCTCAAGATGCCCGTGTTGGGCTTGTAATCGCTTAAAGCCTTGCAGCAGTGCCCGCTCGCCCGCACTCAAATCACGATCAGAGTCATGCTCGGGGTGTTTCGAATGGACCCGATGAAAGAGCACAAAATCACCCATCTCAAAAGCGTTTGACTGACGTTTTACATCGCGGTGAATATTGGCAAGCACACTTGCCAGATGTGCCTGATACCAGTCCTGAGCCTCACTGCCAAAGGGCTCAAGACTTGCATAGGTGCACCACGAGGCGTATTCGGCAGCAGACATGTGGCTAAGTTCTTCAAGCGTTTTGCCCAGAGCAAGCGCCAGCCGATGCCGAAAGCGTTGCCCTAGGCCAAAGGCTTTGGGTCGCTTTGCGAGGCTCCCTGTCCATTGACTTCGGCTGCTTTGGCAATCAGTGATTCAAGAGCACGAAACCCGCACGCTTTAAGTGCTTCGACGTCCTCATCTAAAAGCAGACGTCTGCCCACTGCATCCACCAGACAGAGGCAAAGGACAGCGACGGCAGCATCCTCATCACCTTTGAGTTGTTTTCGCTTCGATAGCGAATCGATTTCTTGTAACGATAACTGGCGAAAGTGCACCTCACCTAAACCTTCAATGTGATGCTTCTCAATTCTCGGCGCGAGGGCTATGAACAGGCGCTCCCGAGTAAGCGAACCTTGTGCCTGATCTTTAGTCTTCATGGTGTGATCGTGATATCGCCCGTGATTTTGATGGCCGAGGAAAACTCCACCTTGCCATCGACTTTCGTGCTCAAGTCAAACTTGGTGGGAAAGCCCGAAAAGGTGATCACAATGGGCGTTATCAGGTGCGAACCCAAGGTGAGCTTATAAGGGGCTGTGATGCCCGCTGAGGCATCGGCCCAAAGCGCCTTTTGTCCCACACCGTGCGTGTAGTTGCCTGAGATCTGGATCGACCCATTATCGTTAAGACCTGCAATAAACTCCTTGCTGCTCGATGAGAGGTTGGTGACATCAACCGACTGCACCGCAATCCCTGTGAGTTGAATGTCGGTGAGTTCCTCCACCTCGGTGTAAACCGCAGGAGTGCCTGCGCCATGTGCAAGGATGGCACCCTGCGAACGAATAGCCTGTGAGCTTGTGTAGGGCATGGTTGTATTCTCTAGAAAATATCTCGATCCGTTTGTCTCATGCGAACGATTGAACGCATGCGATCTAATGGACTAACGCCTTAAGTGGCAGGATTTAGATCGGCGTGGGCGCCCAAACCGAATAGGTCAGCGTCTCGCGATAAACCGAGGCATCAGCCTCAAAACTGCAATGCGAATCGTTAAGCGTCATCGACATGCTCTGAACCCTAAGACAGCCTGCTCGAATCGCAGCCGCAATCGCATCCACCGAAGACCGCGTGCTGGCATAAACGTCGATTTGATAAAGCGCATGGGTGAGACTCGATGCCGCACCACTTAGGGTGGCAGAAGGCGCAAGTCCCACCCGCTGATAAATCACATAGGGCGCACGATCATCGACATGTGCTACATCGGGTCGGACCACCACATCAACCAACGGGCTTACCGTACCAAGGGGATCGCTAGCCGATTGATTGAGCGGATCATTGAGCGATTGCCTGATCGCCTCATACACCAGGGAATTTAGGCTCATCGTCCAAAGCGCTCATTAACTGCGACGAGTTTCCTCGCTAATCCGATCGGCAAGCTTTGTAGCAATCGCCCGCGCTGCCTCCTCGTGCACTGCCATAAAGGCTGGGCGCACAAAAGGGCGTGCAGCCATCTTGCTTGTTCCCATCTCGTGCATGCGCCAGTACCAGGCATCTCGGCTGAAGTCTTTGCTGCCGTCACGCTTTTTTCTTGCCCCAGAACGTATCCCGACGAAAAACACCTGGGTGTAAAGGTTGGAATGTTCTCGAATCTGTTTTTGGTAAACCGAGGCCTTAAGCTTACCCGTTGCCACTGGCGCGCGAGCCTTCACGGCCTTTCGCACCACACTGGCTCCCGCATAAACGGCCGATCGAAGCGCATTGCGAGCCACCCGTTCGGGCAACAATTGCAATTGCTTTGAAAGCTCCCGAAGGCCCTCAAGCTTCATCTCAATCAACACTGCCTCCTTCCCCTGCCGTGATCCGAATCCATGGGACGCCTGCAATAGGCTTTACAAGTGCTGAGATCGACATGGCAGCGCCTTGAAACACAATCCGATGTTCCGTAGAAAGCTTTAAATCCTTGCGATCGCGAATCACAAACTGCCACAGGCTTTGCGCCTGGCTGTGACCTGCCTCAAGCACCGCTTTCGTGCTTAAGGGTTCAGCCTTTGCCCACACGGTGGCAAGCACTCGGTAGTGCCTTGTGACCTGTCCCAGCGAGTCCGTGGTGCGAACAGGCGCCTCAATCTGAATACGATGGGAAAGATCGCCGGCCTGCAGGCGATCAAGAGCAACGGATGCCATCAATAATCCCGCCTTGAGCGTTAGCGAAGCAACGTTAGCAAAGTAAGATCAGTCTCTGGATGATCGGGCAGCGGGAAAAAAGCTATCGCGTGCGTGATTAATAGATACTGAGTCGGTAAGGGTCTAAGAGCCGATCCATCATGGGAAGGCGCGATAGGGCCTTTGATGAATACTCCTCGCGGTTTTCATACATGGCACCAATTCTAAGAAGCATCCACACACGAAGTGCCGCAGGCGTTGCCCACCGACCCCCGTAGCCTGCCACATAGCGAACACAGACTGCCTGACCACTTGCATCAACCTCGGGCCAACCCTCGGGGCCCGGGTAGATGCGATCCACCCCTGTTACGTGATCACGGACGTAAGCATCAGGGGCGAGCGTCTGCCACTCACCATTGTGATCTCGATAGCGAATAGATTCAACGGCCTGAATCGGTCCGATGGGAAGCGTCAACCCAAGCCCCTGGCGCTGTGTGCGCGAAGCGGTGCGCGAAAGCGTTAACACCTCCCCATCAAGCCCAGAGGACTCAAGCACAAGCCCAGGAAACCGATCAAAGACGGTCTCCCAGGTTTGTGTGATCAAAACCCTTGAGGTGTTGTGCTCACAAATCTCGCGCACCGCTTCAATGTAGACCTGCAGCAGTGCATCTTCAGCACTTGACTCGATGCGAAGGTGCTCCTTCACCTCATCAAGGGACAAAGGTTCTGTAGTCGGCGGTACAACGCACCGCGACGATGAATGGTTCATGATCTTCTCGCTCCCGATGGCGCCCTCTTCGTGGGGCGCGCGTTTTCAAACTCAAACTCAACGACTCAGATGAGTGCTCAGGCTGCAAACTTCAAGACTTTGATCGCCTCAGAATTAATCAACGCACCGCCCAACCGCTTGACGGTATAAAAACCAACATAGGGTTTGTTGCTGAAGGGGTCCCGGATGACGCGTGTTCCAATTCGATCAACGATCAAATAACCACGACGAAAATCACCAAAGGCAATCGAAAGACTGTTAGCAGCTTTGGCCGGCATATCTTCCGCTTCCAGGATGGGATAATTCATCAAGGTCTGCGGCACACCGGGTGCACTGATGGGATTGAATATATAACGACCCGAGGTGTCTTTAAAAGATGCCACTTCAAAAAGTAAGGCTTTACTCATGACAAAGCGCGCATTAGCGCGATAGGCCGCTTTCATTTTGCCAACCAATGCGATCAACACATCCGCAGGGTTCGTCGCAGGAAAGCCACCTGCCACACCGGTGACCACATGCTGAAGCACCCCAAAATTGCGGGTGGCATCATCGGTGGTAGCCGTGGTTCCCGCAAGAAAGCCTGAGGGTTTGTTCACACCATCGCCCACAATGAACGCTGCGCCCTCTGCGCGTGCAAACTCAATGGCAACCTCTTCGGCAAGCCACTGTTCTGCATCAAAGAACACATCATCGAGCATTTGCTGCGTGGCCTGCGGGTTAGCGTAAAGCTCACCCATCGGTGGTTTGATATCGGCAAGGCCCGAAGTGCTCGTTGCAGGTCTTGCTGCCACCTCGCCAACCCAGCCAGAACCGGTGCCTCGGACATTTACGAGCTTATGAAAATCAGGTGTTACAACCTCTTGCACACTGGCAATCGATCGGATCGGAGAAAGATTGATTGCCAGCGCTTCGATACTTCGATCTATCACCTTGGGGATTGCATAGCCCCCGTCAGCACCACCCCCGGTTGATGCAGCATAGGCCTTGGATTCAAGCTCACGCAGACCCAACTCTGAGCCCTTTCGCAGGTACTGACCAAAGGCCTCCTTGTGATGTTGGGCTAATTGCTCGGCATCGCTCAGGTACGCTGCCGCGGGTCGATTCATCCTGGCCTCAAGCGCATCGATACTCGCCTTAACGCCAAGCATCTCATCAAAAGCCTGGTGCATCGCGGCAAGCTTATCGCCCAAGCCGGCTTCACCTTGCTCTAGTTTTTGAAGCCTTTGATCATTGAGACCCTTAAATGCTTCAAAGGCCCGGTTAGCCGTTTCAATGGCTTCATGAATCTGCGATAAATCACTCATCGAATCATTCCTTGTGGTAGAAAATATAGAACGTCATGTCATGCAATGACTAGTGGGATTGCAAGAGCGAAAGTCTTGCCTTGAGCGCAAGTGCAATCGGTGTCCAGTCGAGCGTTTTGGTGTCACTGGCTGGCTTATCGGAGGAAGATTCCTCGTTGCTCGGCGCGATCTGATCGGGTGCGTGCGTGGTAGCCCCTGCCTGCTCAGAACCATCCCTGGCCATGAACCTCTCTTGACTTAGCGTCTGTCTCGGATCGTCATGATCATGAGTACACCCTTGGGTCCTCGCAGGCGTTTGCTCAAGTTTTGGCCCTTGTTGAGGCGGGCTGGCATCGACCTCACGCCGAGCCAGCCCAAAGATGCGCGCCACAAACCCCTTGGCTTGGGTGCGCGAAAGCCCCAGGTGCTCGCGCAAATAGCGCTCGGCACCGGCTAAATCACCGATCGCATGCATCGATTTCACCGCATGCACGCGCGCATAGTTATTCATGGGAAAGGTCACAAGCGACACCTCCCACAGATCACCCTTGCGGATGGTGCGAACCCCTGTTTTTGCATCAAAGGCATCGTCTTTCGTTTGAAACCCAACCGAAAGACCTGATACCGCATGCATGCGCATCAACTCATAGGCCTCAAGCCCACGCTGGGTGCGAAGCGCAAGTCGCCCCTCGACATAAAGCCCATGATCATCCTCGCGCATGAGCGTGTAAGCGCCGATCGGCTCAGAAGCCTTGTGCTGCCATAGCAGCGCGGGCATAAGGCCCGATTGTTGAGCCTTTTGAACACTCTCACTGAATGCACCTGGTGCAATCACATCATCGCCCGCATCAAGCACCCCATACACCGAGCCATAGCCCGCAAAGGTGCCGCTGTCTTCAATGGCCTTGACCGCAAAGCGGCCTGCCACATGGTCCATGGGTAGCATGGTGTTGGAATCCTTCTAGGAAAAATATCGGAGATGCAATCCGTGCTGATTGACTCAGCCTTCGTAACCGCTCAATGGCAGTGCTAGGTACCGCTTGGGTTCGTACTCAGATCGGGTGTGATGCGGTTGGGTTGCCTATCGGCAAGGCGATCACTGGAAATCATGTTCAGTGGGAGCAAGGGCTCATCGAGTCCTTCAAGCGGATTGAGCATCACGCCCAAATCCGATTCGGCATGTCTAGCCTCATTGCGGGTCATCCAGCCTTGCTGAATCCCGCTCTGATAGTAAGCGGCCCGTGCTGCAGCATCGCCGCGAAGCAGATTAGCGACATTAAAGCGCGCCATCATGCGGGTGCGTTCGGCAGGTGTGAGCAGGTCTCGGCGGATCGCTTTTTCGATCCGATGAAGCCAGGGCATGAGCGTGAAGTTAACAAACTCGAGCGACTGCTGCTCAATGTTTGAAAAGGTCGCACGTTCTAAATCCCCGATCATATGAGGCGGTACACGAAAGATCGCCGCAATCTCGCTGCGCTGATACTTGCGCGTTTCCAGAAACTGACTGTCATCAGCAGTCATTGAAACCTTTGACCATTTAAGGCCCTCCTCAAGGATGGCCGTGCGATGAGCGTTCTCGCCGTTGTGCGCCTCATCAAAGCTTGACCGCAGGCGATCGGCTGCCTCTTTGCTGATTTTCCCCGGATGCTCAAGCACCCCGCCCATCTTTGCGCCGTTGCGAAAAAGCGTGGCGCCAAAACGCTCCGTGGCCATCGCCAGGCCAATCGCTTCGCGGGCATAGGCAATCGGTGAGATCCCAAGCCAGCCATTGAGCGTAAGCCCTCGCACATGAAACACATCGCCCGTGGCAAGCGCCATGCTCTGACCACCCTCAAGCGTGCAGGCATAGCGCAGCCGATAATCCGCCTGCATCTGCACACTCACCTGGTCCGGGTGCAGGGGGATGAGTTCCAGGATTTGTCCCCTGGCGTTGCGGTTAATCAGCGCATAGGCATTGCCTCGAAGGCAGAGGTGCGCGCTCATCATCTCGAAAAACTCAACGGCCGTTTGAAAGCTATTGGGCTGGTCCTGCAGCAATGCCCAAAGCCTGTGGTGCGTGGCACGACGCCTGATCCCCGCATCATCGATGGCGTAGACGCAAAGCGGTAGCATCCCAATGGATTGCGCAAGCACCTGCACGCAGCTATAAACCGCAGCCGATTGCATCGCGGTTTGGGCATTAACGGCAACGCCTGCCTGCGAGGTACCACCCCAAAGGACGCTGAGCCGCTCAAAGGCCGGGATCGATTTTCTCGCCCGTCGCTCAAGCCACCAGTGGCTGACCCGCTCACGCAGCGTGGCACTCATAGCACCATCACACCACGATCTTCATAAACGCTTGCGCCATCGCGCTGAGAGAGTGCCCGCCCCAGTGCCATGATGAGGGCCACCACACCATCGATCTTATTTTCTGCACGCTCTTT